GCTTCATTTTACCATGTCAACCGAAACTAACATGATGGCGGTCTATACTTTACAACAATGAGTGATGGGATAACACAGTGACAAAAATTTTATTGATTAATGGAAATTGCGGAAATATGTATTTTTGAAATATGGCTAACAAAAAAATATCAGATTTAGGAGCAGCAGGAGCAATCACTGGGGCAGAATTGGTTGAATTGGTCCAAGGCGGACTATCGGTAAGGTCAACTGTTAATAACATAACCGTGAGTGCATCCTATGCTATGACCGCAAGTTTATTGGGTGGTATGCCCAATACTTTTTTCAATAAATCGGATTGGACTATTCCAGCATTTGTTACAACCAACTCCCAATCAATGTTGGTAAATACCAATCTTTTGATTTATATCAACAATCAGCCATATTCTTTTGCTAGTGGCAGCACTATTACCATGCCTGCCACAATGCTTGCGGGTAATGATTATGGTATTTATGCCATTACCAATGGTGGATTAGTTGCTACATATGCTAATACCAGTTCGATTGCTCTCGGTGGATATACCCCACCGCCAGGGTATAATACGACCAACTCAAGATTGATTGGTGGATTTTATTTTGCTCACTCTGGAAGTTCACCGTTATCGGTTATTGGTCGGTCATGTTCAACCACGAGTGCTTCATTATCCATGAGTATATCCAATACCGGATTGGTTACGGGCGATTATATTGATGTTATTTTGATGACCGATTATACATATAATACCATTAATATTCCTGTCACTGCCAGTAATGCCACTTTAACATTCCCATTATTTCATTCAATAGAATCATATACTGCGGATACGGCAGGTAAAGTATATAAAATAAATAATAATGGTATTATTAACCAATATAGTATTTGGGATTTGAAGTTTAGACCTGACTGTCCAGACCCACGGGGAATGGTATTGGTGGATAAATCTTTTTGGACAGATATTTGGTTGACTGGAACGCAGTATCTAACTAATGGAACAAGCAGAAAGGGCCAAAGAATTGCTGATGGTGAAAATTCAACATCCTATCCTTTAATATCAACAAATATGGGTGGCAATGGCAGTTCTAATTATGGAGATTGCACATGGTTTTCCGCAAACGAGGTCGTATCTCATTGGGGCAAGAAATTATTATCTTACACAGATTTTTGCATAGCTGCTTTTAATGGAGTGACCGAAAATGGTTCTTATGGAACAGACAATCAATATACATGCCGTCCACCGGGCAACCAATATATTAGCAAATGGGGAATGGAACAATCTTACGGCATTATGAATATTTGGGGAAGTGACTTGAATTTCTATTTAAATGCAAGTTCTACTTCTACACTTACTATTATAAATTCTATCTCAAGGTCAAAATCAAGCGGAGTTGCTGCTATAACCAGTTCGACTGGCCACAATTTACAGGTTGGTGACGTAATAACAACTACTCTTTTTGGTTCTGGGTCAACATCAATCGGAACATATAATAGAATATCAACAATAGTGCAATCGGTTCCTAGCACATCATCATTTACGTTTAATGCGTCGGGGTCAGATGAATCAACAATTGTGGACACGGCAGGAAGAATTTCTACCGGATTAGCAGTTGCAACAGTGACATTACCCACATATAATTATCAAGCACAAACAAGTGGTAGGGGATATATCTATACGACTTCCGATGGGTTAATAGCGGGACTTTACGGCGGCAGTTGGAGCAATGGTGCTGTTGCTGGCTCTCGTTATTCTGGTTGGTATATTTGTGTTTGGTATATCGCCAGCAGTTTTGGGTTGCGTGGTCGTTCGGACCATCTTGTTGTTCCGTAACGGAGCAAAAGCGGAGTGAGAGGAACAACCAAATTGATTCTTATGGAAGAAAATATCAAACAACTTGAAATTATTGAAAAATATGAAGAGTTTGTAAATTACATTTACCCAATTTGTGTAAATATACCAAAAGGCGGACATGTAACTTTGAGGAATAAGATGACCGAATGTATATTTAATCAAATCGAATTATTTGTAATTGCAGGTAAATCTAATCAAATATCAAAACTTTACTTAGCAGATGCGGGGTTGGCTATGCTGAGGTTCTATTTGCGGTTTCTGGTTCATCCAAACCGAAAACTCATAAGCAACAATCAACATAAAGTAGCAACATTGCATTTGTGTGAAGTGGAGACTATGATGATGGACTGGATGAAATTATTGAAATCGTAATGGGGTAGTTGTGTAAAAAACGGCGGCAATTGGAACAATGGTACTAATGCTGGCTCTCGTAATTCTAATTGGAATAATTATGTTTGGAATAACAACAACAATATTGGGTTGCGTGGTCGTTTTGTGACGATGATGTATTTTTGGATTTTTTGTCTCCATATGATTACGGTTATATGGACAAGACCAATGATTATGTTTGAAACAACAAATGGTCAGCACAATTTTATCCTGCGATAAGCAAACAAATAACAGGCAATTGCGGTGAATGGTAGAGGTTAAACTCGAATTTCACCGCAATTTATTTTTATGGGACTTAAATATAAAAATCTAATACACTTGGTAGTGGATGACGATAATCTTCGGCAGGCATACAAACAAGCGAGAAAAAACAAACGGTATAAGAAAGATGTGTTAATATTCAAGGAGCGGTTAGAATACAATTTACAGCAAATCAAACGAGAAATTTTGGAGGAAACGTATAAAGTTGGTGACTACAAAAACTTCACAATTTATCACCCGAAAGAAAGAAAAATCTCTGCTCTACCGTTTAAGGATAGAGTAGTTCAACACGCTTTGTGTAATATCATAGAACCTTTGTTTGACAAATACATGTTTTCCTGTAGTTATGCGTGTCGAAAAGGTAAGGGGACGCATCGGTGTATGATGAAAGCGAGGGAGATAATACGGGCGGTTCCAAAAAATAAACCTCTGTTCTTCCTAAAAATGGACTTTAGAAAGTTCTTCCCATCCATAGATAGAACCATCCTCTACGAAGAAATAAACCGAAAGATAAAAGATAAACATATTCTGTGGTTACTAAATCAAATAATACCACCGTCGGGTACAGGACTCCCCATCGGTAATTTAACAAGCCAACTCTTCGCCAACGTCTATGGGACCATTTTTGACAGATATGTAAAACAATTTCTGCGGGTGAAACATTATGTGCGATATATGGACGACACTGTTATTTTCTCAAATGACAAATCATATTTAAAAATATTATTGCGAGAAATAAGTGAGTTTGTAAAAAATAAATTATGTTTACAGTTTTCAAAGTGGTACATTGAAAACATCAACCGAGGACTAAATTTCGTTGGCTATAGGATGTTTAGAACTCACACTCTCATCAGAAAATCATCGGTAATAAGGTGTAAAAGAAAGATACAAACATATTTATATACTGAAAACTATGCCCAATTGCATAAATCGTTAATAAGTTGGTATGGACATATCAAATGGGCAAATGCTCATAATCTAAAACAATATATTGAAAGAAAAATAAATCTATGGCAATACAACTACCCTCACAAATTATAACTCCACCAATCGCAGCAATCCCACCATCAATATTTGACGCCGTATGGATTCAATCTATCAACATTCAATCTTCTATTCCCGGTGAACAAGTTAAAGCAAGTATAGTTGTAGCACCGTGGAATAGCACCACTAACGAGTTATATGAAGCGGGGTCAAGAATGATTTACATGGATGATGTATTCGCCGAATGTGCTGTTAATACTATCTTAGCACAGGCAATGGGAACAATCTTTGCCGCCGTTCAAGATATAATCATAAAGAAAAATACTTTCGGAAAATGATTCATTGCAATATCTTCTGATTTGGCACCGATGCCTTCGGCCTAAGAAATTCTGGCGGTACGATGCCGTCAATAAACAATGTAAGAATGTTTTAGAAAAGATATAACGAGTGCTATATACTCATTATTACAATGAAACCCACATCCATTTTAAATGATTTTAAGGATATTCTTATATCGGAGGAAAGAGCCACGGGCAGCATGGAATGCGTCTCCGTAACCGATGGTGTTGCCACTTGGAAAGGTTGGCGATACAATGCAGGAACTTCTATTGGTTTATTGGGCAATCCACCAAATAAAGATTTTACATGGAGTAATGTCAAATGGAAAGTGGCAAAAATAAAGAAGAAACCCGACCATATTGCAAAGAAGTGCAATACAATCGTGTATCATCCGGGAGCAGCAATAATGCGGTTTTTTTCATTTATACTGCGTCAATCTTAACGCCGTTTTGAACAATCCGAACGATATTTATTTCCGTGGCTGGCCTCACGTACATCGAGAATGAGCAACTTCTACATAGTGGAAGTTTTTACACTGCCAGCGGGAACATAACCATTTCCCCCCTGGCAGCAGAATTGGGAAGCACTATTACAATTGGAATAGTGGGTGGATATGCCCTGCCAACACTGGCTCAAATTGCTCTAATCGGAAGTCAGAGTATAAGTGCATCCTATGTTCCTAATTTATATCCCCAAACATATCAAGTATCTGGTTCATGGGCTTCAGCATCATTGAGTTCCAGTTATGTTCCTAATTTATATCCACAGGTTACACAAGGAACTGTTGCCAGTGCATCGTGGGTCTCGGCCTCGGTCTTCATCACAACCGCACAGACTGCATCCTATGTTACTGCATCAAACGTCATTGGAGTTGTAAGTAGTGCATCCTATGTTCCTAATTTATATCCCCAGGTTGCTCAAATAACAGTTCCGAGTTCCTCATGGGTTAGTGCTTCAGCATTTATCATTACGGCTCAGAGTGCGTCCTATATTGATGCTGGTAATATCACGACAGGAATATTAAATAATACAAGATTACCTTCACAAATCAATGTGACCGGTGTATCTGCATCCTTCACTGGGTCACTGAAAGGAAATTTGAATGGAACTGCATCCTATGCTCCAACTCAATTGCCTGATATTACGGATGATACCATCAATCATAGAATTGGTATCAATAATGTAATTCCTTATTCTGCGTTGGATGTAGTCGGAAACATTTCATTGAATGGATATTTGGTTAATAGTAATATCACCAGTTCCAATTCCAATTTCATCGGTGTCGGAGCGGGTGGGGTAACTGGTGCTAATAATAGTAATTTCTTTGGAATTAATGCCGGCTGGAGTGCAACCAGTGCTGCGAACAGTAATTTCTTTGGAATTAATGCGGGATGGGATGCAATCGGTGGTAACGATAGTAATTTCTTTGGATATTATGCGGGTAATGGAGCATACTATGCCGCTAATAGCAATTTCTTTGGACGAACTGCGGGGTATAATGCTCAATATGCTAATGCCAGCAATTTCTTTGGATATCAAGCAGGGGCTAGTGCAACCAATGCGAATAACTCAATATTCATAGGATACAATTCTGGACTAAGTGATACCGTAAATAATAGTGCCGGAAATTCTTCAATTCTTATTGGGGATTATACTTCCACCGGTGGTAATAGTGACTCTATTTGTATTGGCAAAGGCACAATGAATAATGCTGCCAAACAGTTGAATGTCGGTAATGTATTATATGCAACCGGAATATACAGTGGTTCAACTCCAAGTTCAACTCCTATAGCCGGTGCTAAAGTTGGTATTGGTAAGAATAATCCTGTCAATACACTGGATGTGATTGGGAACATAAGTTGTTCTGTTATTACTGCTTCATTGTTCAATGGCACGGCTTCCTGGAGTAATAATTCTATAACCGCAAGTTATGTTTCTAATTTATATCCACAAGTTTCTCAAGTCACAGTTCCCAGTGCCTCATGGGTCAGTGCCTCGGCATTCATAACCACGGCTCAAACGGCTTCTTACATTAATGCAGACGGGATTACGACGGGCACATTGAACAATGCTCGCTTGCCTTCCCAAATAAATGTCACAGGCATATCCGCATCATTCACGGGTTCATTTAAAGGAAACTTTAATGGAACTGCTTCCTGGAGTAATAATTCTGTCACCGCTTCGAGTGCGGATTCTTTTCATGTTCGGGGAGATGTTACTATTGATGGTGCCTTATTTGCTTCTCAATTAAGTGCCAGTAATATTTACATAACTTCCAGCAATCTGGTTGTCTTCGATAACATATTACAACTTAATGCCCAAACTCCACATTTGAGATATGCGGGCATTGAACTTTTTGATTCAGGATCAAGCAATCAAGCAGCATTTTTCCTGTGGGATGGACTGAATAATTATTTTTTTGTATCCAGTTCGGATGCCGGGTGGAGTAGAAAAATAGTAATGGGACCGATAAATGAAACTGACCTTACACCAAATTATGTTCCGATAGCCGATAATTTTAACAGCTTGAAGGATAGTGTAATTTATCAAAGTGCCAGTAACGTCATCATCGGGGCGACAATCTCAGTAAATAAATTAGACGTGGCAGGAAATATAAGTTGTTCGGTTATTACTGCCTCATTGAACGGAACTGCTTCGTATGCTCAGACCGCCTCGTATGTTTTATCCAGTAATATTGTTGGATATATAACAGCACTATCTGCTTCATGGGCCAGTTCTTCGATAAGTTCTTCATACCTAAAAGCGGGCGACAATATTATTACAGATATTGTTGCCGTGTTTAATACCGTTGACATTTATGGCGAATTATCCGCAGGTAGTAATTTTCGCATTACAGAAGACGGAGACATAAGGATAACAGAAAATGGTGATCTTCGAATAATAGAATCCGTTGCTCCATTCACGGTGGATATTAACGGAAATGTTGCATCTGATGGTTGGATATTTTCTTATGGTGGATTCACAGGATCGTTATTTGGAACTTCTTCTTGGAGCAATAATTCTGTTACTGCAAGTTATGTTTCGTCGAGTGTTATCGTCGGAATAGTAACAAGTGCGAGTTATGCTATTACATCGTCATGGAGTAATAATTCTCCAATTCAACTTCCAGATATAACTGATGTTAGTGGAGAAGTGTTCATTAACAACGCTGCGCATGGAGGCACAACCCTTGCTGGTGCTAACGTTAATATATTTAGTCCCGGTGGTTTTATTGACATTAACACCGGTGGTGTGGGCGGTATTTCTATTGATGGACTTGGTAATACTACTATACAAAATGCGTATATTACTGGATCAATGACTGGAAATGTAATTGGAAGTGCGAGTTATGCTTTGACTGCATCATATGTCTCATCCAGTAATATTGTAGGAACAGTAAGCAGTGCTTCATATTATACAGCCCAGAATTATGCATGTCGCAAGACACCCACGGGACTAATAAATGGAGCGAATGCCGTATTTACGTGGAGTCCAATACCAATCCCGGGGACCGAGACTTTGACACGCAACGGAATTATTCAAGACGATTCCGGAAATGACTATACAATTTCTGGTGGCGGCGTCACGTTTGTGTCGGCTCCTTTAACTGGAGATAAAATAAAAATGTCATATTATTTTTAATTTACTATGCCTTCTGAAACTTTCATTCCTGGCGACCAAATCGAAGACAACTCGATCCAACGAATAGACTTGGATGTCACAGATATAAACACTTTATATCCATCCCTCACAGCATCAAGAGCACAGAATTCTGTGTTTGCTGGACCAATATGGGCAGCTGGCCCAGCCACATTTAGAGCACTCGTTGCCAGTGATATTCCATCATTCTCTGCCAATGCAACAAGTGCAAGTTGGGCATCAAGTTCAATTAGTGCATCCTATGCAACAACTGCCTCATACGTTCCTAATCTTTATTCACAAGTATCTCAAATAACTGTTCCCAGTGCCTCATGGGTTAGTGCATCGGTGCATATAATAAATTCAGACACCGCTTCGTTTGTCTCTAATTTGTATCCGCAGGTTGCGCAAGTATCTTGTTCATGGGCCAGCGCATCATTAAGTTCAAGTTATGCTTTAATTGCATCCCGAATTCTCATTGATAACGGTATAGGAAATCCAAATACAGAATTTGTATTTCCAATAATAAGTGCAACCAATACCTTGGGTGTATGGGGCGGAACCGATAGTTTGCTGTCATTCAATCCAAATATTCCGAGACTCAAAGTTGGAGGGACAATAGAAGCCATAGCTATAACCGCAAGTTTACTTGGAACAGCTTCTTATGCTTTAACTTCGTCCTATGCCTTGAATGGTGGAACCGGAGGAACTTCCCAAACAACTGTCCCCAGTGCATCATGGGTTTCAGCTTCTGCATTTATAACCTTGGCTCAAACTGCTTCTTACATTGATGCTGGTAACATTACAACCGGAACATTAAATAATGCAAGATTACCTTCACAAATAAATGTGACTGGAATTTCTGGTTCATTCACGGGTTCATTTAAAGGATCATTGACTGGAACCGCAAGTTGGGCCATAACAGCTTCCTATGCATTGAATACGACGCTTACCACAGGTGCTACATATCCTATTACTTCAAGCTGGAGTAATAATTCAATATCATCTTCTTATGTTAGTGGTTCACAATCCACAATTGGAACATTAGATGTCCGCAATAATATTAAAAATTCGGTTGGGGATACGGTAATTTATAATGATGTTTCGGGTAAGAATGTTATTATTCAATGTAGTTCCAATGATAATCAAACTATAACAATTGATAGCAATTCTCAAAATATTATCTTTGATAGCCCAAGTGGGAATGCACAATTTAACCTACCAATAATTGCAGACACAGTTACTGCTACCACCTTCGTCGGAACTGCAAGTTATGCAAATAAGGCATTAAGTGCTTCCTATGCCCAAAACTCTGCATTGGCAAACACCGTCACAGTCATTAATACAGCGGTAGATGACCAATATTACATTGCTTTAGCTGGTGGTTCACTTTATTCGGATACATCAGGAGACTTTTATTATAACCCAGGTCAAAAATTATTGTCGGCGATTAATATTGAGTCAACGTCAATTACTGGAAGTTTGTCGGGCACCGCAAGTTATGCTTTGAATGGTGGAAGTGGAGGCTCCCTAACAAATGGTGCTACATATCCAATTACATCGAGTTGGGCAACTACTGCTTCCTACGCATTAACTGGTGGAAGTGGTGACTCAAGTGTTTCGGCTAGTTATTTTTCCGGCTCTAACGTATTTGCTTCCACGGTGTATAGTAATGTTTATATTCTTACAGGGTCTTATAATCCCCAATTCACAGCATCATGGACTTTGACGAATAATGAGAATGGCAAATTTTTGATTGTATCTTCCAGCAACAATATAAACATGTCTGTCCCAGCAGGATTAAATCAAGGATTTGCATGTTCTTTTTATCAATCTGGATCTGGACAAATATCAGTTATAAGTGGTAGCAATAGTGTCAATATAAGAAGTAGAATCGGATTATCCAGTTCGTATGCCCAATACTCAATAATTTCATTAATGCAAACCGATACAACTGGATATTGTATTCAGGGGGATGTCGGCTAATTTTATGATTAATATACCATATTTAAAACCCGGATTATTGTATTACGAAGATATTGTGCCGTTAATCCCGGCAATGACTGACTATAGTTCACCCTATGGCTTAGTTACTTGTAGCACCGACACTACCACCAACCATCAGTATACTTTACCATACGGTGCAGCATGGGAAGCTTTTGATGGAGTAGGCGATTTGAGTTCTATATGGGGTTCTGATAACCCAAGTAGCATGAATGAATGGATACAATATGCATTTCCTTTTAGAATGCGAATAAATCAAATGTCTTTTAATCAAATGGCTTCTAATGGACCTGATTTTACAATCTTATTTCAAGCAACCAATGACGAGTCACTTCTCACTTGGACTACTATTTTATCGCTGAATTCCGTTAGTTCCGGGATTTACCCGGACGCACCTTATGTATTTCCATTTATTGATGCAAAATATTGGCGTTGGTATTGCACCGGCGCTTCAGGAATTCCGCTGAATATGATCAACGGGCAACTCTATGGATATAAATAAAACCGACTTATTATTCATTCTAAAATATGAACTCCATAACGATTGACATGAGTAAGCCAATGAGCATTGAGACGCATCTTCTTAATCATGGACACAATCCTGGTTGCGACTCCAAACATTGTGCATGGCATACTACATGGCAGGAATTATCCGACTGCTGGGTGTGCCGAATAGGAATGCCTCTAAGCAATCCGAATCCTAATTGCCCACTAATTATAAATTCAAATTGACTATTTTTTATATTTCCAATCCCATATTTATAGTCATATGTCACAATCAACTAAAATCACAGAAACAAAAGTTATGAATGAACAAGTAAAAAAAATAGATGAAGCCATCCTTGCGGAAATTCGCCTGTTAAAGGGTAAATTTGAAGAATTAACATTTAAGTTGGGAAATCTCCAAGTGGAAAAAATGGAATTAGACCAATTTATTACAAATTTTGTTGAGCGGGAAAAGAAACTGAAAGAAGAGTGGGCATCTATTAAAAAACTGGACGAAGAGCTTCGAGACAAAATAGTGGCCAAATACGGAGAAGGGCGTCTTGACCCCGACAATGGAACGTTCATACCTGATCCGTCAGCAATTGAACCAAGGGTATAATAGCTGAAAATTACGTAAAATATTTGATTTTCGTTTCTGCGTGTGATAGTTATACACCATGCAACAAAATAATCAGACCGAGAGTGTAAATAGAGAAAAAATATTATTACTTCCTCCAATTATGATAGGATGTAAGATGCAAATCAAGTGGAATTCTAAAATTTCAGGGATATATGTTTGGTTCAATGAAATTGATGAGAAGATGTATGTTGGACGAGCCGTGAATTTGTATAAGCGAGTATATGACGAAATGAATGGATTCCAAAATAATAAACATCAAAATATGTTTAAATTATTCAATGCTGTAAAAAAATATGGAATTGAAAATTTTAGAGTTTTAAAATTAGAAGAATGCGCAAAGGAAAATCTCAACGATTTAGAAAAATATTATATTAAATATTATGATACCAAATATAATGGGTATAACATTACATTCGGAGGAGATGGAACACACGGGCATGTTGTATCCGAAGAGCAAATCAAAAAACAACGAGAAGCATTGCGAAAATATTATACGGATGATAAAAAACATGAGCAATCGGAAAAAATGAAAGTGTGGTTCAACGCCAGACCCAAAGAAGAACAAGATAAAATGAAAACTGGAAATGGATGGTGGCTTGACGACGAATATAAACGAAAACACCTTGAAAACACAAGAAAATCACTTACTCCCGACAGAATTGAAAGGCAAAGAAAATCTCTCATTAAATATTATGAGGAACATGATAGTAAAAAAATGATAGTGATAGAAATAATGAGTCCTGGCAATGAACTTGTAAAAATCGAGGGATTGAAGAGATTTTGTAATAAATATCATGTGGGATTTGATAAGATATCTGCCGTTATAAACGGAAAAGTCAACTATTTTAAGGGGTGGCATCTACCAACATCTGCCAATTTTGTTCCCAAATATGAATATGTAATGGATAACAATGACGTGATTTATAAATTTACATCGATTACAAAATTTTGCAGTGATAATAATATTGACAAAGGATATCTCCGAAAAGTTCTGCGGGGGAGTGCTAAACAATGTGGTAAATTTAAACAATGTATTGAAAATAATTTAACTTTGTGATATTTAACGGATATTTATATTCAGTAAATAAGAATTAATATAAAAGGATAATAATATGCCATTAGCACCCGGAAGTACTTTTCAACCAGGTAATACGTCTAATCTCGTTTCGCCCGGAGTTTTCACTCGGGAGATAGACCAGTCGGGTGTCGCCCAAGGCGTTGCTGCCATCGGTGGTGTCGTAGTGGCACCGTTTGCACGTGGTCCCGGATTCTCTCCAACTCTATGCAACAGTGTTGCC